TGCCGTGTGAATATGTTCCATTCGAGTTGTTGGAGATAGCAAAAAAGGATGTCTCCATCATGGTGCGATCACAATTTAGGGAAGACCCCCAGAGATGCGGGTTCTAACATATGAAGAGGCTATCCAAGGTATCCCCGCCGATGATTTGTTTCAACCTATAAACCGAACTACATCCCCTGGTTATCCCTATATGTTGCAAAAGAAGCCTTTAGGGAACAAGGGCAAAACCAATTGGATGGGGCGCTTTGACTATGATTTTGAATCGGAAGAAGCCCTCAAACTTAGACATGACGTGGACTTGTTAGAGAAACAGTGTATGGATGATGAACCAAGTGAGGTCATATGGATTGACACGCTGAAGGATGAGCGTAGGTCGATGGAGAAGGTTGATGCAGGTAAGACTCGTATCATTTCCAATGGCCCAATGCATTATAACATCCTTTTCCGTAAATATTTCTTGTCTGCTCTAGCAACTATCCGACATAACCGCATTCATAATGGTGTTTGTGTTGGTATAAATGTGTGGAGTAGGGAATGGGACTTTTTGGCTAAATACATGACCGCACTTTCTCCTCACTTGATTGATGGAGATTTCGCTAGTTTTGATGGCACTATCATGGACCAAGTGATGTGGGCCATATTTGAGATTTTGGATTCAATGTATGATGATGGTAATACTGTCATTAGACGTAATCTATGGTATCATGCCGCCTATGCAATTAGATCGTGTAGGGACGTGGTTTATCAATGCACTCATAGTTTGCCATCTGGATTTGTGGCCACGGCTGAGGCGAACTCACTTTATGTCAACATTCTCTTCAGGGTCGTGTATATGCACATGGCCCGGGAGCGAAATTTGCCATGGTCTATGTCCTCATTCCATGAGAATTTGCGTGTGGTGGCCTATGGAGACGATAACTTGGTTTCAATACATCCCAAGATAGTGTCGTGGTTCAATATGCATTCTGTTATTGAGGCAATGGGTGTGTTTGGGATGCAATATACGCCAGCAGATAAGAATATGGATAACATTCAACCATACAAAACTATTGACGAAGTGTCCTTTTTGAAAAGAAAATATCTTCACGTGGACTCAGTGTCTGGACCGACGAGTGTTAGGATGTGTCCAGCTGATCTAGCGTCACGTCTTGAGATGCTTAATTGGACTAGGGCGCGTGGTGTAGACTCCACACCAGAAGAGGCCGATGTTATTACAGAGGTCTTGAAGGAGTTGACTATGCACGGTAGGAAAATCTATGATGAGTATGCACCGCGTATAGTGAAAGCCGCTATTTCCCGTGGTATAGTTGGCTTTCGTGACGAAGGTTTGGGATTTTATCATTCCATCGTCACCATGGGAACTTGTGTCCCCCGGCAGTGTGATCTTGCTTTCCCTATGCAAAATTCTGACGACATTCAAAGAGAAAGTAGTGCTATTGCCGGAAGTGGAGGGAGTGTTTACTCTTATACCCTAGGATCTCCAGGAGCAGCCCTCCATCATCCAAGGGATCGTCAGTGCGGTGAGGAGGTTAAGTGGCCCCTTACCAAAGAAATCACTTACTGAACAAAATTTTAATGCAAATCCTGATATTATGTCGACGACAATTCCTTCCGTTCACGATACTATGGTTATGCGAGATGATGGAACTACTGTGAAAGATGCATATTGTGGTTCTCCTGCAGATTACGAGTCTTCTATGTATGCTGACATTGGTGATCTAAAGAACCACTCCATTCATGACTTTTTAGGTAGGCCTGTTATTATCGCTCAGGGCACTTGGGGTTCACAAGCCAAGGGCGCTGTCCTTAATACTTTTACATTCCCGAAAGATTTACTCTATTTCCAAACTGGAGCACCCGCGGTAGGTACTCGTATCCTACAGAATACTAATAAACTTGATGGTTTTGTTGCGCTCAAGGCTAAGGTACATATTAAGGTCGAGGTGAATTCTATGCCTTTTCAGGCTGGTGCCTTGATGTTGAATTATATTCCCTATTCTGAGTATATGCAATCCCATGCTCAATGGTATGCTACTCCTACTAACGTCTCTCCTCCGACTTCTGGCACTGCAAATCTTACTGCGTGTACTGGATGTCCACATATAATAATGAATTTGGCTAATACGACTTCTATGGAATTTGTTACCCCGTATATTTCCCCTTATCTATACTTCAATTTGGCTACTGGACAGGGATCTTTTGGTACGGCGAACCTAATCGTGATGTCACCCGTTTCATCTCAGGCTGCTTCTAGCGTTTCTTACACCGTGTGGGCGTGGATGGAAGATATTAAATTGTTTTATCCTACACCTGCACCATTGACAACTAGTTTCGCGCAGGTAGGTAAAGAACTGGCAGTTTTGGAACAGAGGCAAACCATTTCTGGCACTGTTGGAGCTGTTGGGCGTGGCATCGCTAGTGTTTTGCCCTGGGTTGGCTTAGGGTGGCTTAGTTCGCCCACAGCTGCTCTAGCTGAAGGTTCTGAAAAGGTTCTTAAAATGTTGGGTTTTTCGAAGCCTACCATTGAGGCGCCCATCACACGTGTGAAGCAATCGCCATCGCAGTATTTCTTTAACTGTGATGGTGCAGATGCTTCACATATGACATCTTTGTCCGCTGAAAATTCTTTGACCCAAATGTCTGGTTGGGCTGGCACAGATATAGATGAAATGCGTTTCGACTATATCTGTTCTATACCCTGCTATAAAGAGACTTTTACTTGGAGTGGTTCCACCGCCGCAGATACATCAATATATACGGCGCCTGTGTCTCCATTATGGAATGTAGCCTTTGATTCACAAATTGCTAACGCATATGCTCGGACACTTAATATGCCTTTGTGTGCTAAAGTTGCTTCGTACTTCTCTCTATGGCGTGGCACTATGGTATTCACCTTCCGCTTTGTCAAAACCCAATTCCATTCTGGTAGAATTAGAGTTAGTTTCATTCCATATGCTTATGCGGATAGCATCACGGTTCAGACCATGCCTTCATATGCACATACTCAGGATATAGACCTTTCTTCTGGAACAGATTTTGAATTTGAAGTTAAGTATTGTGCTAATAGACCCTGGCTTTTCACATATTTTGACCCTAGTACTAGTATCGTTTCTGGTGATGCCAGGAATTCTGCTAGTGGTATAGTACAGATTTCCGTTATTAATCCTTTGATTTCGGCTCCTACTGTTTCAAGCTCTATTGAGGTACTTGTGAGTGTGTCTATGCGTGAAGCTCAGTTTGCATCTCCAGTGCGTAACATTATTTTACCTTATGGCATTCCTAATGTTGCTCAAGTGGGTAAGGCGCAGGCCGTGCCTATGTCATCTGAAAATGGCATTGATTTGGAGATGGCCGCACTCTCTTTATTACCTTATGGGGCTACAGTTGGCGAACCCATCACCAGCTTTAGGCAATTACTCAAGCGCAATTCGTATCTTGGTCGCATTCAAATGCAAGCTATGGCGGCAACTACAACAACACCAGGACAGACCGGTAATGCTTTTGCCATTTTTCCATGGGCTCCAATTGTTCCCCAAAATGGGACCATCACCGTTGCAGGCAGTGGTGCACAGACTCCGAAATACAATTCTTTGTTTACTGGTGGGCAATACGGCACTTCAACTTTCAATATGGTCACCGATAATTATTCTAGTGTATATTCTATGTACGCATTTATGCGAGGATCTATACGATATAAGTTCGTTGTGGCCTTTGGTGGTGGTAATTATGCTGCTGATAAGCCTATGTACGTTTATATCAATAATATGATTAATCCTTCTGTCGGCAATTTTTCTCCCAACATGTTGATAGCCAGCCCCGTTGGAGCAGGCCCATCATCTAATTTAGGATCTGGCCCTATACAACCCGTTTTTGATATTCCCGCTAATACTTCAGGCACACTCAAAACTGGTTTTACTTATCAACCTGGCCTTGCTGAACCACGCATGGTCGTTTTCCCAGACAAAGAGGGGATCATAGAGATACATGTTGTGTATCAAGCATCTGGTCCTTTCGTTCCAACCAATTACGGATTAAATAATCCAACAAATTCTCGTTCACAGTTTGTTCCATTTCCAACTGTGACCATTACTGGTACTACTAACGCTGCCAATAGTGCACCCACTTTACTTGGGTGCACTATTGATATCTTTAGGAGTGTCGGTGATGATTTCTCTTTTGGGGGCAGACTGGGTGCTCCCCAACACGCTATGTGGCAGTCCGGCGTGGATCCAACTTAAGACTGCACACTGCACCAAACTCCGCTCGCTATGTTTTTCAGCTACAGGGGGGTGGTGTACTGTAACCTCTCTGATAGCGTCATACTTGCAAGTCGGCGCGTCTATCAAGCAAATCGTAAACCCGAGGCACCAAGCACTTGTAGTGGTGTT